AACAGTTTTGGCTGCTCAAATTCAGGAAACAGGTGCAGCAACAGCAGCAGATGTTACTGCAGCAAGCGCAATAGGACTTTTAAGAAAAGTTTATGATGGAGCACCTGCAGCACTTCAACAAGTAGCAGCAGGTGATAAGAAAATGTTTGTATCTCCAAAAGTATTTAACGCTTACTTAGCAAACTTAGAATCTAATACTACTATTGGAACTTCTGATTTAGCAATTGTTAATACTCAAAATGGTTATTCAGGAGTATCTTTTAGAGGTGTAGAATTAGTACCTGTTTACGAATGGGACACTATCTTAGCAGCACTTAACCCAGCAATCTTTGTTGACCAAAGTGCAGCAGCAACAGGTAACCTTGAAAATGGTGTATGTTACTGTGCAGTTGAGAACTTAATCATTGGTTCTGATGTAACTGACCCAGAAGGTTCTTTCAAAGTATTTTATGATGACTTAGAAGAAAAAATGTTCTTCAGAGGTTACTTCAAGTTAGGAGTACAGTTCTTATACTCTTCTTTAGTTCAGTGGGGAGTTGTAACAACATAATAATAATGTAATAATAGAGAGTGTGTAAAAGCACTCTCTTAATTACTTCTAATAACTAATAAAATAATAAAAAAATGGCAATAGATACAGGTTTAGCAATAGGTTGTGCAGATTTGCAAGCAACTGGAGGGATAGAACAAATCTTACTTAGAAGTTGGAGTGCTACTGATGCAATTACTTATGGTGCTACTGGAACACATAGTATAGAAAGTATTCTTACAGGTGCTGCAGATGCTGATTGGTTTGTATATGAGTTTAAAAATGAAACTCCTGCATTAACTATCAATGCAACTAAAGAGAATGGTTCAACTGCTTTTGAGTGTGGATTAACTTTCATGTTACCTAAAATAGAATTAGCAAAGTTTAGCGAATTACAAGGTATGCTTAATGAGTGTATGATGGGGATAGCAAAAGACACAAATGGTAAGTATTTTGTTTTAGGTGTTTCTGAGAAATACGCTAACGAAGATGTAGCAAGTAGAAGTCAAACTTTCTTAAACTTAAGTGGATTTGAAGGTGGTACTGGTGCTGCTTATTCTGATGAGAATGGTATTACTGTAAGTTTAATGGCAAGACAATTTGAACTACCAAGAGAGTACGCAGGAACTGTTACAGTTGATACTTCAGCATTAACTGCAACAACAGGAGCATAATAATTAAAGATATAGAAATAGGTTGGACTTTGTTCGTAAAAAGTTTAACAACATTTCCCTATTAATATCTTTTTTATAATATGTGTGATTGTGAAAAAAAAGTTGTAGATTTATCACACTTAAAAATATATACAGTTATGGCAGAATATAAATCAAAATTATCAGTAGGAACAACTTATAAAGGTGATTTTAAGATTAAGTGGGCTACAGCAACTCAAGAGGAGTTAGCGTATGCTTATGAAGATTTAGGAATGACCGATAAGGTAGAAAAATTATCAACTACAAAAACTAAAGATGAGCCAAAGAAAGCAACCAAAAAGAAAAAGTCAGGTAAAGAATCTTCAGAATCAAAAGAGTAATACTTTTGAATTTGGAGTTTTTAATTTAGCAATTCCTGAACATATTGAAGAGCCTTTAGATTTAGCAAAGGTAAGAACTAAGTTTATTCCTTTTGGTACAAATAACCTATTTCCTCAGTATTTAGCAGAATTAAAGCGTAAATCTTCTACTCATAGAAGTGTACTAGCACAAAAAACTATCTTTACAAGTGGTGCTAAGTTTGTTACGAATAATGAAGATGTTAAAGAATACATCAAGGATGTAAATGCTGATGGAGAATCATTAAGAGAGGTTTTTAAGAAATTAGCAGATGATTACTATTCATTTGGAAATGCCTATTTAGAGGGCGTATTATATGATGGTGGACTAAATCTATATCACATAGATGCAACTACTGTTAGAATGTCTAAAAACAAGAAAGAAGTATATGTACATCCAGATTGGGCTAAGTACAATACTATGAAAGATAAATTATCTATCCTTCCTATTTATCCTAAAGTGAGTGGAAGTAGATTTGTACTTCAATTTAAAGATTACGAGCCTACATTCCAATTCTATGGTTTACCTGATTACATTGCTGCATTAGAGCATATTGCAGTTGATTATGAAATTGGTAAATGGAATCACACTAAATTCAAGAATGGATTTCAACCTTCAGCAATAGTTGAGATTAATGGAGATATGGGTGAGGAAGAAGCAAAGAAATTAGTAAGAGAGGCACAAAAGAAGTTTGTTGGAGATGGAAACAATGGTAAGATTATGTTCATTGTTAAGAATGGAGATACTTCAAGTGCTAATGTTCAGATTATCAAAGATGACCAAGATGGTAGTTGGATAGATTTACAAAGAATAACTGACCAAAACATTGTAACTGCTCATAGATGGCAACCATCATTAAGTGGTTTAGTTAGTTCAGGGAAAATGAACAATACAGGTAGTGAGATTAGAATTGCTTATGATTTAGCAATGACTACTGTAATTAAAGATACTTCTGATTTATTGTTAAATGGGATTAGAGGGGTTTTATATAAAGAGTTAGGCTTCTTACCAGAAGAATTAGTGATTCACTATGAGCCACCAATTAGTTTTGCAACTCAGATTGACCCTAAACAAGTTCTTACTATTAACGAACAAAGAAGAATGTTAGATGAGGATTTACCAATGCTAGAGGAGGGTAATATGTTCTTAACTGATAGAGAGCAGATTATCGTAACTAGAGATGATGATGGTGATGGTAAGGGTGATGATGAGGTTGGTGATATGCAAGTAACTGAAATTGAAAAAGAATAACTATGGCAAATGTAAATCAATATATACCTTTAGTAACAGCAACAGAAGTTATAAGTAATAGTTTTACTAATGCTAATACTGATACTGCTTTAATTTCTAGCAGCACATTACTTCTTGCTGAGTTAGCACATTTAAAAGAGGCTATTGGTAAGAAGTTTTATGAGGAATTAAAAACTCAACATAATGATGGTACTTTAACTACTGCTAATCAAACTTTAATGGATGACTTCTTAACAAGAACTTTGTGTTGGTTTGTTAGGTTTGAGGTAATCAATGAAGTTCAGAGTAATAGTAGTAGTGCAGGTATTGTGCATAATATTGATGAGTTTGCTACTATTATAGACCCTTCTGAGTTAAATGCTTATAAGCAGGACACTTACAGAAAGGCTGAGATATACTTAAAAGATATGCTAGATTTTATGAATGATAGCGACCAGAATGGTGATTATCCAACTTATGAATCTAATAAACCTTGTAATAATGATGTTTATAAGAATCATGGTATAATAATGTATGATAGCATATATTCAAGACCTACTAGAAATTATGATAGTTGGAAGAATAACTGTCCTTGTGATGATTGTTAAAATAAATATATAAATGGCTGCAAACGAACATAAAAATTTAAGTAGTATAAATAGACACAATCCAAAAGGGTTTGAAACTGCTATTAATGATACTGTTTTAAGTAAAAGTGGAGGAACATCTGCAACAGGAACTGATGGTAATTTAGTTTGGCAGAATAAATCTTATATGGGTGTTACTAATTATAAGATGCAGGGATTCGTTACAGGTGCTACAAATTACTTTTATGGAGAGGATATAGCAGATACTAAATCTCCTTTTGAAATGGCTGTTGATTATGGTACAGGAACAGTATCTTCAGGAACTTTAACTCCTACAAGTTTCTTTAGAATAGGTCAGGCTTGTGTTATACCAGAAACTGCTACTGTTACATCTATAAGTGGTTGGCTTACAAGTAATGGCTCTAATGCAGTTACTATTGCTATATGTAAAATCACACCTGTAGAGGGTATTACAACATCAGTAATTCCTATTGTAATTGATGAAATTGCAGTAGATGGTCTTAGCAACAACGATAAGGGTGTTAGAATAAATGAAACAACTATAACTACAGCAGCATTAGCAGCAGGTGATATTATCTTTCCAATGATTAAGGAAGTGAGTGGTGGTTCATCAATATATATGAATATAGCAGTACAAACGACAACATTCTAATGACGACAAAAGAGGAGATAGTATCAATGAAGAAAGACATAAGTTCAATAAATGAGAAGATGGATAATTTGGATAGTAAGTTAGATATGATTACAGAGAGGTTGTTAAATCCAGATAAAGGAGTTACTGCTAGAGTGAATAGAAACACAGCAATGAGAAAGGTTTTAGTGAAAGCAATGTGGATGATTTACGCTATAACTTTAGGTGCATTGATAAAACTTTTTACAGAATAAAAATAAAATAATAACAATTTAAAAATAAAATAAAATGAGTACATTTGATACAGACAATACACTACTATTTGAGATGCTTGGTAAGGGAGGTGGAACTGAGGTTTTCACTACTGCTGCACAAACAAGTAAAGATTGGTACTGCATATTTTTTCCAGTAGAGTCAGTAATTTCTACAATAGCAGGAGATGCTGCTAATGTTACTGCTTTAAATGGTCAAACTATGAACGCTGGAACGACTTTGTTTTTCCGTACAACTGCTATCACTTTAACGAGTGGTATTGGCATAGGGTACAGAGAGCATGATGGTAACGCATCTGCATAATGAAATTATCTTTAGGCATATCATTACCAACAAGTAACAAGGGTGCATTAACACCTGTACAAAAGCAAACTAATACTTTTAAAACAAGAGTTATTGCTGATGGGGGTGTATTTGAGGCTAAGGCTTGTTTAGAAGCACAATTAACTAATTTAAGTAATATAGCATGAGTTTATTAGATGATGTAAGTATTGTAGTAACTCCTAATGGGTATAAGGCAGGAACTTTATTTGGTGCTATTCCTGTACCTACTGAGGGGAGTAATGTAGTGGTCAATGGAGATTTTACTACAGATAGTGATTGGACAAAAGGAACAGGTTGGACTATAAGTGGTGGTACTGCTAATTGTGATGGTACACAAACAGGTACTACATCTTTAACTCCTGCATTAAATAATGTAGTTAATAATGTTACTTATATTGTTGAATATACTATATCAAACTATACAAGTGGTTCAATTAGTATTAAATTAGGTAATACAGGGTATGGTGTAGTTCGTAGTGCTAACGGAACTTATACTGAAGAAATAAAAGCATTAGCAACTACTTTTCCAAGAAGTCAAATTAATGCAGATGCTTCGTTTATAGGAAGTATTGACAACATATCAGTAAAAGAATACACATCAGCAGATATGGACGTTACTAGAGCAACTGATGCTACAAGAGTAGATGAAAATGGTTTAATTGAAGATGTTTTATCTAACGTACCTCG